GAAATTTATCAATGTGATATTGTATCTGGAGAACCTACATTTGAAAAATTAAATAATTTAAAAGTACATTCTGTACGAGCAAGCAATTCTTCTAAAATAGAAGATTCAGATTTAATTGTAATAGAAGATCACTGGTCACCAGGTAAAATTATTGATTATTTCTATGAAGATTTAAAATCTACTGATATAGACTCAATTACTGAGTTTTCTACATCTAATAGAGAAGGTGCTTATACAACTGATGATGAAAATCATTTATTATTACGTGATAACCAAGCAGATGTAATAGATGGATATTTAACATTAGCTGAAATAAATGGTCATTCATTTTCATCTAATTATATAGATTCGTCTGGAAATATAAGAGTATTAAGAGTATATTGGAGATCTCAGAAAAAAGTTTATAAAGTTAAATTTTATGATGAGTATGGTGAAGTAGATTATAAATATGCATCTGAAGAATATATTCCAAATCCAGATTTAGGAGAAGAAGTTACTACATATTGGGTAAACGAATGGTGGGAAGGTACTAAAATAGGTAAAGATATTTATATACGTATGCGACCTAAACCTGTTCAATATAATAGGTTAAGCAACCCTTCTGTATGTCACCCAGGAATAGTAGGTGAGATATATAATACTAATCAAGGTAAAGCTATATCATTAGTTGATAGAATGAAAAGTTATCAATATTTATATGATGTAATTTGGGATCGTGTAAATAAAGCAATTGCTAAAAACTTAGGTAAAATATTATTACTTGATGTATCATTAATACCAAATGGTTGGGAACCTGAAAAATGGATTGCTCAAGCTACTCATTTAGGAGTTGGTGTAATAGATGGTTTTAAAGAAGGTAATAAAGGTTCTGCACAAGGTAAACTAGCAGGACAAATGAATGGTACTAATATTAGATCTTTAGATTTAGAAACTGGTAATTATATTCAACAACATATGAACTTATTAGAGTTTATTAAACTTGAAATGGGTGAAATTGTTGGTATTACTAGACAAAGAGAAGGTTCTATTAGTAATAGAGAAACTGTTGGTGGTGTAGAAAGAGCTGTTACACAATCATCACATATCACTGAATGGTGGTTTGCTAGACACGAAGATGTTAAAAGACGTTGTATATCAGTATTTTTAGAAACAGCTAAGATTGCTTTAAAAGATAATAAAAAGAAATTACAATTTATTACAGATGATTTAACTACTATTATATTAGAAATAGATGGTGTAGAAATAAATGAAGCTGATTATGGATTAAATGTAGTATCTAATAATAATATTAAAAAAGTACAGGATACTTTAAATAGTTTAGCACAAGCATTTTTACAAAATGGTGGATCTTATTCATTAGTAATTGATATGTTAACATCATCTTCATTAGCTGATATTCGTAAAAAAATAGAAAATGCTGAAGATGAAACTAAAGAAGCTGCGTCTAAACAACAAGAGCAAGAATCTCAAATAGCTCAAGCACAATTAGAACAGGAAGCTGCTGATAAACAAGCTGAAAGAGATTTAAAAATCTATGAAATAGATACTAAATCTACTACAGAAATACAAAAAGCAATTATACAAGCTGATAGTGATTTATCAAACGATATGTCAGAAGTTGATTTACAAAAACATAAAGACAATTTAATGTTAAAAATGAAACAATTAGAAAATGACATGAAGAAACATAATGATAATTATGCTCTTTCAAAAGAGAAAAATAGTATTATGAAGAGTAAATCAACTAATAAATAGCTATTATAATTTTTAAGTAATTAACAATAAAAAGTAAATGTTTTATACTTTTGCTTTATAAATAATACAATCTATGGGAGAAGATGAATTAGGAATGAATTTATTTCTAGGTGATGATTTTTTTGAAGAAGAAGAAAATCTAGATAATAAAGATGATAAAAATAATGATGTAGATGGTAAATCTACTGATGATAAAAATATAGATGATGCCATCGAGGATGAAAGTCCAGAGGGAGTAGATGGGGATAACACAGAAGATGATACTTCAGATGATGATTCTGACGATGATATGTCTTCTCCCCCTTTATACAAATCCTTAGCGTCAGTATTGCACGAACAAGGAGTATTAACTTCTGTGGATTCATCTGATTTAGAAAAAGTAGAAAGTGTCCAAGATTTAGCAGATTTAATAACTAAAGAAGTTAAATCTAAAGAATTAGCAGACTTAACTGATTTACAAAAAGAAGCTGTAGAAGCTTTTAGAAATGGTGTAGATCCTGAATTTTTTACAAGACAAAAGACTGTTGAAAATCAATTAGATTCTATAACAGAAGAAATTTTATTAGAAGATCAAGATTTACGAAGACAAATTATATATCAAGATTTTATTAATCAAGGTTTTTCACAAGAGAAGGCTAATAGATTAACAGAAAGAAGTATTTCAGCAGATGATGATATTGAAGACGCTAAGGAAGCTTTAGAAAGTATTAAATCTAATTTAAAAGATAGTTATAATAAAGAACTTGAAAATAAAAAATTAGAAGCTTCTAAACAAGAAAAAGAATATAAAGATCGTCAAGAAAAGCTTAAAAATAAAATATTAAAATCAGAAGAAATTATACCAGGTTTTAAAGTTAATGAAGTTATTAAAAAGCAAGTATATAAAAATATGATTGAACCTGTTGGTAAAAATCCAGTTACAGGTAATGATGAAAATAGTCTAATGAAGGAACAAAGAGAAAATCCTGAAGACTTTTCTGCTAAATTATATTTTGTATATACAGCTACTAAAGGTTTTACTGATTTTTCATTCTTTGGTAAAAAAGAAAAGAATAAAGCGATTAATGATTTAGAAAGAGCTTTAAAAAATAATCAACATGTTATAACAGGAGGTGACCCATCATTCTTAGATGATAGTGACTCTTCAGACTTTGTTGTAGGAGATAAATTAAGTTATTAAAAATTAAACAATAAACAAATTAAATTAAAATTATGTCAGTAGGTAAATTTATAATGACTAAAGGTCAATATTGGTCAGGGTTAACAACTCGTAATCACCTTGGGCAGATCTACCAAACTAAACCAATGATCGCATCTCAGATTACAGGTATATTGTTAGCACAATCGGGTATGAAAAACTTAGATACTGTGTTAAACTTATTTCCTGTAAAGTATCTTGAAGATGAAGGTGATTTCATTTGGAAAATGGTAGGATCTCATGAGAGAAATATTCCTTTAGTTGAAGCCAGGTATCAAGGTACCGTAGTAGATAATAATACATCTAATGTAGGAGCAAATCGTTCTGAAATTGAATTAGTATTTGCTGAAAAATATTTTACAGATGTACATGTTATTGCAGGTTCAAAACCAGATGTATATCAATATCGTATTTTAGCTGATCCAAAAGCAGAAGGACCAAATGGACCTTATGTATATACAGCTGAAGTATTTGGTGGTCCTGAAACTTATCAAGGTGTTCCTGGTTCAGAATTGTTAACAGGTGAAAGATTCTCTATCGAGGGTGCACCAGTTGAAAGAACAATGTCAATTAAAGGTGCTGATATTAACTTCAGTTCTCCTTATACTTTGAAAAATACAATGTCACAGTTACGTGTTGAAACAACTGTTCCAGGTAACATGATTAATTGTAAATTAAATAACACCGATGTATTCTCAGCTAAAATTGAGTCATTGGATAATACTGGTAAAGTACGTGTATCTAATACTTGGATGCAAGAAATTTACTGGAGATTTGAACAACACTTATCTAGATTGAAAGCTACTAATATTATGTTTGGTAAATCAAACAGAGCTGAAGATGGTACTTTCTTAAATGTAGGTAAATCAGGATTTAAAATCGAATCTGGTTCTGGTATTCGTGAGCAAATGGAAGTGTCAAATGTTGTAACTTATAACTTATTCTCATTGAGAATATTAGAAGATATGTTACATGAACTTTCTGAAGGTAAATTAAACTTCAACGAGCGTGTATTTATTTTAAGAACTGGTGAAAGAGGTGCTAAACAATTCTCACAAGCAATTAACCGTGAAGGACAAGCTTGGAAAGAATTATCTCAAAATAACCCAGCTGTAGTTCAAAAAACTACTTCTCAGTTACACTCTAATGCTTTCAAAGCAGGTTACCAATTTACTGAGTATGAGTTTGCTAACTCTATTAAAGTAATGGTTGAGGTAGATCCAATGTACGATGATAAAGTTCGTAACAAAATTTTACATCCAGATGGTGGAGTAGCTGAATCTTACAGATATGATATTCTTTATATCGGATCAACTGAAGAGCCTAATATCCAAAAAGTTATGGTAAAAGATAACGAAGAGATTAGAGGTTATCAAGCTGGTTTTAGAAATCCATTCACAGGTGAAAGAGGTTCTGGTAACATGGGAAGAATGGAAGATAGTGCTACTATTACAGCTTACTGCATGCAAGGTTCAATGGTGAAAGATCCATCAAGAACAGCATCATTAATTCCAAGTATAATTTTACAAGGATAATAATAAAAATTTAATCAAACTAGAGGGTATATAAACAATTCCCTCTAGTCCCTGATTGGATAAAAAATAAAAACAATAAATAATATTATGGGAGAAGTATTAGAAAAGGGATTTGTATTACCAAATGAAAAAGTAACAATTAAATTTATTAAAAGAAATAGAGGTTTAGCAGCCGATGTATCAGATTCACATATTATATCAGGTGGAATGATTGAAGGTGCTACACGTAAATTCTGCGTACCTTTATTACGAAATGGTGGTTTAAAAAATGTATTAACTGCTCAAGAAAAAGAATACTTTGAAAAGGGTCATTTCATGGGAGTTAATTTATCAATATATAGTGAATTCTGGAAGAATCAATATGTAAGTTTAGAAAAGTTAGATACTATATTAGATTTATCAGTACCAGAAGATTATCTTAAATTTAAAATTCTTTTAGCATGGGATGATGTTGTTGCACCATCATTAGAAGAATTTAAAAATAAGAACAAAGGTACATATCAATTTTATATAACTAAAGCAGGTGAAGAATTAAAAGATAGATCTAAGAAATTAGATATGATTAAAACTGCTTGGAAATTATATTATAAAATTGAAGATAATAAAGATATTTTAGTATCAATAATTTATTTATTAACAGGTAAAAAAATATCTGATAATTCCTCAATGAAATTTATAAATACTGAAGTTGAAACATTAGTAGATACAAGAACTAAAGATTTTTTGAATCTAGTAGAAGATTCTAACTTTGAAACAAAAACATTAATTGCTTTAGCTGAAAATGCTGGTGTCATATTAAAACGTAATGGTAAATATGAAACTGTAGATGGTTTAACTCTTGCTAAAGATGGCGAAGTAGCTACATTACAAAATGCTGTAAAATATCTAATAGAACCTAAAAA